TACAGACTCAATTTCTTTAGTAATCCCTGCAATATCTTCTTTTGTTGCCAAATCTTCTCCTTTCTTTTTGGCGTAAGACTGAAAACACAATAAGATAACACTCCAAACAATGTTTCCTATGAAGAACAGTATTCCAATTATTAAATAGTCCATATTATTCTCCTTTCTCTATTTTAATCTTCTTCCCACAGTGAGGGCAAATAATAGCGTTTTCTTCTTTATCCTCATTCAGTAAGTCAATTATTCCTACATCCAATGCCTTTGCTATTTCACCTAACTTCCCAATAGTAGGGTTACCGGACACGGCGGCATACAGGGCTTGATATGTCACTCCCATTCTTTTAGCAAGGTCTTGCATGGTAATACCCTGCTGTTTGCAGATTTCTTGTACTCTTAGCATGATATTCAAATTATAATTTGATGCAAAGATAGGAATAGTTTTCAAATTATACATAGAATACAGAAGAATAGTATCAAAAAATAATTTGAAAATTTTTCTATCAAAATTTGTTTTATTCAAAATAAAGTTTGATATTTGCAGTGCGGCAATCAAAACATAGTTTGAATAATAATTTAAATATATAAGATATGGCAACAAAGAAGATTGATGAAGAGAAAACATTGAAATATGCAGTAGCATTTTACTTCTGCACGTCAGGTAAGGTAAACTTCATGTTAGGCAATAAAATGTATCAGCATATAGATACTGTTTATGACCAAAGAGAAGATGGCAGAGGTTTCAATACCTGTGAAGTTGTTTATAACTACAAGGCTCAAAAGTACGAGGTCCTGAATGTAGATACAGAGATAGGCAATAAAGAGATTACAATATTATAAGTTTAACCAGCAGGGCGAAAGCCCTGCGCAATATAGAAGGATATGACTAAGAAAGAATTAATTGCAGCACTTGCAAATGTAAATGATGACGCGGTGGTATTGTTTGGCACGAAAGAAATTCAGTTTTTCGGTGCATTTGCTACACAGGTATATATTAACTGGGATAGTAATGAGGTTCTTATAGCCAATAAGCACACAGATGCCACAACACCAGTTTACTGCGAGTTATTACATGAGGATAAAACGCATTAACATAAATCGGCATGGCGAAAGCCCTGCGCAATATAGAAGGATATGAAAGAAAATATATTTTTAAAAGCAGTTATAGAAAAACCGTTATTGAATAATGAACCAGAAGTTTTACACCTTTTCGTTCAAATTATCAATGAAATAACTTCTTGTATGTCAGAAAACGAGTTAAGAGGCTGTATGAACTCTTTAATAGTAAGATACCCTTATTTTAAACTGTTTTTCGATTATGGTTTCGGACATAATCACATGTGGGTGAAAGAATCAGGTTCTTTGGAAAGATTGATATTGGTTGAGTTCTAATCCGGTAGCCTTTGGGCTACCACAATACACACGATTATGGAAGCGGATTTAGTTTTAGTTATCAGCCCTGAAGCCCCACTGATGAAGCAATTGGGCAAAGTATTGGGTAAGATGGTAACCCCTTATGACTTCTCTACTATAGAGAGGGGTGAAAAGTACATCACCATAC